GCCGAACCCGTTCCAGCGCATGAGCGGCGGCGCCGGGGGGCCTAATGGCACCGCAGCCGAAGGCAACCGGGAGCCGGCACGGCCATGAGCGTGGTGACCATTGGCGGCGTGAGCGTCGACACGGACGACCCGTGCGCACTGTGGCAAGCGCTCTATGCCTACAAGCTGAAGGTGCTTGCCGGCGAGCAGGTCGAGGAATTCGAGATCCGCTCGCCGGTGACGAACCGGCGCAGCCGCTTCACGCCGGCCAATATGGCGGCGCTGGACGACGAACTGACCCGGTTGCAACGGGCCTGCGACGCGAAGAACGGCAAGCGCACGCGCTTTGCCACCAGTGGCGGATACCGCCCTTACTGAGGTTCACCCATGTCTGTGATTGTCGAAGACGGGAAGCTGCGGCTTTCCGGCTATGTCGGCGACTATTACTTCGAGGATGGCTTCACCTCGGCCGATGTCGTGCTGGCGCTCTCGGAGTTCGACCCGAACGAGTTGCTGGACGTGTACCTCAACTCGGGCGGCGGCGTCGCCACCGAGGGGGCCGCGATCCACGCGCTGCTGGTTTCGCGCCCCGGCACCACGAACATCATCGTGGAGGGTATCGCGGCATCCGCCGCCTCGCTGATCGCGATGGCGGGCGCGACTGTCACCATGTCCGCCGGCGCGATCATGATGATCCATGACCCCAGCGGCATCACATGGGGGACCTCGGCCGAGCACCAGAAGACGGTGGAGCAGCTCGAAGCGCTCGCGACCGCCTATGCCCGTGTCTATGCCGACAAGTCCGGCAAGACCGACGCGGAATGCCGCGAGGTGATGAAACGCGAAACCTGGCTGACGCCCGAACAGGCGGTGAGCGAAGGTTTCGCGGATGCGACCACCAGCACGGCAGCGGCGCCCGTGGCTGCCTTTGACTATCGCACCTTCGCTCATGCGCCCGCCAAGCTGGTGGCGCTGGCGAAGCGGAAGAAATGGGCCTTCGAGGCCCGTGACAAGGCGGCGCCGCCCGCCCCTCCCCGTCAGACACAGGAGCCCACCATGACGGTCCCGACCGGCGGCGACGATGCCGCCGAACTGAAGCGCCTGCGCGAGGAAAACGCGCAGATGAAGACCGCGGCGACCGACCGCGAACGGCGTGACGCCATCATGGCGCTGCCGGAAGCCAAGGATCGCGAGGCGCAGGCCCGCGCGCTGTGCGACGCCGGCGTCACCGCCGAGGCCGCCAAGACGATCCTCGCAGCCGGGCCGACCGTGACCGCCGACGAGGAGGATGACGAGAACGACCTCCCGGACCCGAAGGCCTATGAGCGCACCCGCACGACGGCGGCGGGCCTGACCGGCGGCAAGGGGCCGACCGCCAAGGTGAAGATTGATCGTGGCGCCATCTTCGCGGCGCGCGCCAAGCAGATGGGGACCTGATCATGGATCTTTCCACCAAGACCGAAGGACCGCGCAATCTCGGCTATGTGCTCTCCGACCAGGGGTCGATCAGCTACGACACCGTCACCATCGTGTCCGGCTCCGGGAAGCTGGCCGCGGGCACGCTGCTCGGCCAGGTGACGGCGTCGAAGAAGTACGCCCCGTCGCCGGCGACCGGCGCGACCGGTGCGGAGACGGCGAAGGTCGTGCTCGCCTATGCGGTCGATGCGACCTCGGCCGATGTCGACGCCGTCGTCACGGCCCGCCTCTCCGAAGTGAAGAAGTCCAAGCTGATCGTCGATGCGACGGTCAATGACGCCACCAAGCTCGCCGCGAAGCACGCCCAGCTCGTCGCGGCGCTGATCATCCCGCGCTGAGGAGAAACCCATGCCGCGCAGCAATGTCTGGGAGGCCGATGGTTTCTCCCTCGAATCCCTCACCGCCGCCATCAACAGGGTGCCGTACCGCCCCGGCCAGGTGAGTGCGTCCGGAATTTTCACCGAAGACGGTGTGAGCACCACCGTGGTCTCCATCGAGGAGCGCGATGGTATCCTCTCGCTGATCGAACCGACGCCCCGAGGCGGGCCCGGTGAAACGACTGGCGATGACGCCCGCGACCAGCTGCCCTTCATCGTCGACCACTATCAGCGCGACGATTTCGTCAAGGCGGACGAAGTGCAGAACATCCGGTCCTTCGGCACCGAGAACCAACTGGAAACGCTGCAGCAGCGGGTCGAGAGCAAGGCGCAGCGCCATGCTGCTGACCTGACGATGACGCTGGAGTTTCAGCGGGTCGGAGCCCTCAAGGGCATCGTCACCTCGAAGGGCGGCAAGACTCTGCACAACCTTTACACCCGCTTCGGCATCGCCGAACCGGGTGCCGTGTCGCTCGAACTCGACGTCGACACCACGAAGGTTGGCTCGCTCTGGCAGGATGTGCGGTATTCGATCGAAGACGATCTGGATGCGCCCTATGACGGCTTCCATGTCTTCACGGGGCGGGATTTTCACAAGGCGCTGTGGACGCACAAGTCCGTGGTCGAGACCTTCCTCTACCATGGCGGCGCATCCCAGCTGCGGCTTGACGTGCCCGACCGCTTCGAGTTCGGCGGCGCGACCTGGGAGCGCTATCGCACCGGCACCAAGGCCGCTGCGGATCTCGGGGCGCAGTACATCGCCGCGAACGAGGCGCGTGTTGCGGTACGTGGCGTGCCCGACCTGTTCATCACGCGCTTTGCACCGGCCGACTATGAGGAGACCGTGAACACTCCGGGCCTGCCGTTCTACGCCAAGCAGTTTCCGTCGCAGGACGGCAAGGGCCGGAATCTTCAGGTGCAGATGAACGCGATCTCGCTCTGCACCCGCCCGAAGGTGCTGCGCAAGCTGACGCTGACCTGACCATGGCTTGGGATGACGCGCTGGCGCGCACGGATGAGGCCTGTGCGCGCCATTTCGACACCATTGCCTGCTCCGCCATTGCCATGCATCGGCTGGGGCCTAATACCGATTTCACGCCGGATACATCGCGCGCCAGCTTCGGCTTCTCTGCTTCGCTAGAATCCTCTCCGGAACTCAGCGCTATGGCAGATGCCAACAGGCCGCGTCCGTCGGATCGCAATATCCGGCAGGTGACGAAAACCTGCCTCACCGCTGTGACGACCGGCTGGCCGTGGATGTTGCGGCAGGGTGACCGGGTGCAGGTGGGGCCGGTCGTCTACCAGGTCGCGGCTAACCCGGACCAGGACGGGACGGTGCGCGTGGCCATCTGGCTCAACAGGATTGCAGGCTAATGCTCGCTGCTGCGGCTCTCCGACTTTCCGCCGTCGAAGCACTGTGCCCAACGGCGGCCATGTTAGCAGGCTCTGGCTTCCCGACTATGGCCGGGAGGAATGTCTATGACAGCCGACAGATCACGGTCGACGAATTGACCGTCGACGCGGCGTGGACGCCATCATTAGGGGTCTTCACGGAGGATATTCAGATCGAGCGCAGGGGCGATGCCGCCGGCTCGGCCATTGGCAATCCGACGGTCGACCTCGTGATCACGGTCGAACTTGCCCGGCATAGTTCGGTTCAGGGTGAAGAGGCGGTTCAGATCGTCGAGGATGGCGACCCGAAAGCCAATCTCGTCCTCGATGCACTGACCGCGCAAGTCCGCAAGACACTGGTTTACGCACCACGCGGCACGGCTTTTCGACGCATCATGTCCAGCGTGCGAAGCGTGACTATCCAATCGGCCGGCCTGCCGCAGTACGGCATCAGGCTCATGTGCCGCATCATGACGTTCAGCTGTGTAGTCGGAGACGACAAATACACGGATGAAGCCGGACTTCCGGAGCCGATGAAAAGCCTGTTCGACGGACTGCCCGACGGCTCCTATGCCAAGGCCAAGCTTACCGAACTCGGCGAGGCCTTCCTTGCGCCCGCCCGCACGCCGCTGGCGGGCCTCAACCTGCACCCGACGACCGGCGACGGCGCGCCCGCGATCACGCCTCCGGCGCCCTGACACCCCTGAGACCACGAGGCACATCATGACGCGCTACCGCGCGAAGGCGGGGCTTAGCATCCCCATGCCCGGACGCCCGGGCGAGCTTGTTCCCGAGGTCGGGGACGGCATCCGCGTCGACGAGCAGTCGACCTATTACCTCCGCCTGATCGCCGATGGTGACCTGGTGGCGGTGCCGGAGGAAACCGCGCAGGAAACCCCGCCTGTGGGCGGCAAAGCTGAAGGGAAGAAGTGATGGGCATCGGGTTCAATTATATCCCCGGCAACATCGTCGCGCCGATCATCACGTTCGAGATCAACTCCGGCGGGCAGTTCGAGAATGTCTCGCGCCTGCTGCTCAAGGGCCACAAGAACGCGGACGCGCCGGCCATCATCCTCGACAACGTCCCGATCCGCTGCAACAGCGTGACCGAGGCCATTGCCTATTTCGGCAAGGGCTCCATGCTCGCCGAGATGGTGATCGCCGCGCGGCTGAACGCGCCGGCGCAGGACATCTGGGTGCTGCCGATCCCCGCGACCGGCACGGCCGAGGTGCGCACGCTGACCGTCGGCGTGGTGCCGGCCAATGGCGGCTATGGCGCGATCGAGATCGCCGGCCATTGGCTCGACCACACCATCGGCGCCGGCGACACGGCGGCCAATGTGGCGACGGCGCTGGCGGCGAAGATCAACGCCTTTCAGGACGAGCTGACCAAGAGCGCCCTGCCCTTCACCGCCACGGCGGCGACCAATGTGGTGACGCTGACCGCGCGCCATGCCGGCGATATCTACAACACGGTGGACATCAATATCCCTGCCGTCGCCTCCGGCAATGTGTTCGGCACGCTGCTGACCGCCGCCACCACGACGGCGGGCGCGGGCACGCCCAACCTCTCCGCCGGCCTCGCCGCGCTGGGCGACGACCCGTTCGACTGGTGGGCTTCGCCCTTCGCGGACGCGACCAATATGGGCCGCTACGCCACGGCGCTGTCGGATATTTCCGGGCGCTGGGCGTGGAGCCGGCAGAGTTATGGCCACGTGTTCGTGCCGAAGACCGACACGACCGGCAACCTCACCACCTTCGGCCTCGGCTACGACACGCGGCACATCAGCACCCTGCCCCGGCTCTCCGGCGGCGGCGATGCCACGCCGCCCTGGGTGTGGGTGGCGGCGCAGGTGGCGCGCATCGTGCCGTGGCTGTCGGATGGCGCGACGGGCAATGTCTCGCGCAACCAGACGGGCCTGGTGGTCGAGGGCGTGAAGGCGCCGCGCGACCGCACGCGCTGGATGAACGACTATGCCTCGCGCAACGCGTTCCTGGTGTCGGGCCTCTCGACCTATGGCGTGCGGACGGACGGCTATGTGACGATCGACAAGATCATCACCATGCAGCGCACGGATGGCGCCGGCAATGTCGACACCACCTTCCGCGACATCCAGAAAATTGGCCAGCTGGTCTATGCGCTGCGCCGCTTCAGGGCCCGCCTGCAGGCTGAGCACGGGCAGAAGGCTATCGCGGATGACAACCCGGGGAACCTTCTCGCGCTCACCACGGCAAAGGATATCGCGGCCACCATGGTGGCGATCTATCGCGAGATGCCGGGAGTGCTCGAGAACCCTGAAGTGTTCGCTGCCAATCTGCAAGTCAAGCGCAACGCCGACAACCCGGACCGCGTCGACATCTACGCGCCGCTGGACATGATCAACCCGCTCGACGTGATGGCCGCGAACGCCCGCATCTACAGTCAGTACACCGCCGCGATGGCGGCTTGATCCGGAGGAGTGAACAATGGCGGGACGTGATTTTGGCGGCGAGATGCGACTGCGCCTCGCCGGTGGTGCACAGCTGACGATGCGCGCCGCTGGCACGCTGGGGCGCGCGGGTCTTTCGACCGAGGCTGTGACGAACCAGGACGGTTCGGTGTCGCGCACGGCGACACTCAAGCCCAGCACGCATGAGCTGACGCTCGAGGACGACGGTGTGGATGTGGATGCCCTGCTGCGGGCGCCGCGGCAGGACATTTATATCGTCGAGGAATTCACCGGCATCAGCCATGTGTTTTTCGACGCATTCATCGGCGGCGACGGCGCGGCGGACCGGGCATCCGGCGAGCTTTCCGGTCTGGTGATCAACGCCAACGGCTATCAGCGGCTGGGCGGCTGAGGACCCCATCGCCTCGCTCATAGTTCTGGTGTCGATGGGATATGAATATCCGGATCAGGGTTGAGCGCGGCGGACGGAACTGAATCGGAATAGGTAATCCGGATCGTTCATCGATCCGCCCAATGTCATGCTCTTCTCTTGGAAGCAGTCTGTATCCGCGCGAATTAGGCGACCCGAGAACACAACGGTCTCGCCCTCCTTGATCTGCCCAAGCTGCTGAAAAAGCGGAGAACTTGGATCAATCAGCGTCTCACCGACGATGTCGCTGATGCTGTTGTTCCAAGTCGATACCGTCACATGGTCGGCGATCGTTATCTCGACCACCCCCTTGCCGTCGCTGTTCGTCGTCAAGTCCGTGAGCTTGCCAATCCAGTCCTTCACTTGCGGCGCTGATATGGCCTTGCACAACGCCTTGGCACGTGCCGGTCGCGCCGCGCCCTTCTGGAAGTCGGTTTCGGCGGAGCGATAGGCCGCGCGTCCCGCCTGGGCTGCCTCGATAAAGGCAAGTTGGGCCTCGGGGAGCTTCGGCTTGGGCGGGGCCGCAGGAGTTGTTGCAGCCGGCGGCGCTGGCGGGGGCACTGGCGTCTGGGTAACCGCCAATGCCGCAGAACTGGTCTCAACCGCCGCGCTGTTCGTCGTCTGCGGCAGATTGATACCGGCTACGATCATCGCGACTAGGCCTACGAAAGCCAATCCAAGCCCCTGCAGACGACTGCGAATATGCAGGAAGCGCAGCGGATAGAGGATCGACACCAGCCCGAGCGCTCCGGCGGCCAAGCCGCCGAGCGCGACAATCTCCCACATGATTTCCCCCTACAGAACAGCGGGCCCCAGCTCGCTTAACTGGGAAGCCTTCCATGAACACGTACAAGCTGCAATCCCCTGTTACTGTAGGTGAGAAGACCTACACTGAACTTCCCCTTCGCAAGGCAAAGGCGAAGGATCTTGTCGCTGGTGATCTGGTGAAAGGCGACACGCGCAAGGGCTTTGCCCTTTACGCCAGCCTTGCCGGCGTTCCGCTGGCGGTGATCGAGGAACTCGACCTCGACGATCTGACCGGCTTCAGCGCGGCGGCGGCGCCTTTTTTGGGCGGATTCGGCTCTACGAAGGAGGAGGCGCCGTCACCGTAACGGTGCTGGCTCGCCATCTGCGCACCCCCGTCGATCTCATCGAGGAATGGGAGGTCGACAAGCTCGGCCTCTATCTCGATGCCCTGCAAACAGTTCTGACGGCCGAAGCTTCCCGCACCAGCGGCGGAGCGAGGAGATGAGATGGCGACCCAAGAATCCAAGCTCATCATCTCGCTGGTCGATCGTGCCTCGGCGCCAGCGCGCGCTCTCGGCGCTACGCTACGGCGGCTGAACGAGGCGCAGATCCGCAACAATGCCGCTCTCGGCGCGGCGCGGATGCAGATGCTCGACGCCGTCGGCGCCGGCTACGCGCTGGCGAAGGCGCTGGGTGCGCCGATCACGGCGGCCATCGAGTTCGAATCCGCGATGGCGGATGTGAAGAAGGTCGTCGACTTTCCTACGCCGCAAGCTTTTGCCGACCTATCTCGCGACATCATCGAGCTTTCTAAGCGCGTGCCGATGGCCGCGACCGGGCTCGCCGCGATAGCCGCCGAGGCGGGAGCCGCGGGAATTCCGCGGGAAGAAATCGCCGCCTATACCGAGATGGTGGCGAAGCTCGGAGTGGCCTTCGACATGACCGCCGACGCGGTCGGTGAGGACATGACGAAGATCAAGACGGCGCTCGGCCTGTCTCTGAGCGAGACGTCCGCGCTTGCCGACGCCATCAACCACCTGTCGAACAGCATGGCGTCAAAGGCGCCGCAGATCGTCGACTTTATGAAGAGGGTCGGTTCGTCCGGCCGCCAATACGGCTTCACCGCCGAGCAGACGGCGGCAATTGGCTCGGCGATGATCGCCGCTGGTGCGGATGCAGATGTTGCGGCAACCTCATTCCGGAACGTCGGACGCGCCCTGACGCGGGGCAACCAGGTATCCAAGGCGCAGGCCGGGGCCTTCAAGCGTCTCGGCCTCACCTCGATGGGTGTCACCAAGGCCATGCAGAAGGATGCCGACGGCACCTTCCGCGATGTGATCGAGCGCATCCGTAAGCTGCCGAAGCATCTGCAGGCCAGTACGATCTCTCAGATATTTGGCGACGAAGCACGCGCCATCGCGCCACTGATCGACAATCTCGAACTCTACGACAATGCGTTGCAGCTGGTTGCAGAGCGGGCAAACTATCTCGGCTCGTCGCAGAAGGAATATGACGCCCGTGCGGCGACTACTGCGAACAACATGCAGCTGCTGCGCAACCGGTTTGCGGCCCTCGGCATCACAATCGGGGCGGCGCTGCTGCCTGCTCTGAACGACGCTATCAAGTCTCTCGGCCCGCTCATCGACCGGGTGGCGAAGTTGGCCGAACAATATCCCGGTCTGACGCGGGCTCTAGTTCTTTCGCTTGGCGGCCTTATTGCGCTGCGTGTGGCCGCAATTGCGTTGCGCTATGCCTTCCTCTGGATGAAGGGCGGCGTACTGGCGACGGCGATCACGGGACTTCGGGGTGTGGGTGCGGCGGCCTCTGCGGCATCATTCGCCCTGCTGCCGCTGCGGCGCGGACTAGGGCTGGCGGCGCCGTCGGCCCGGAGTGCGGCGAAGGCATCTGTCGCGTCTGCCTCCGCACTTTTGTCGCAAAAGCAGGCGGCCTTTCAGGCGGCGCTGGCACTGCAGGATCTCGCGCGCAAGGGAGGCGTCGCCGGAACCAATCTCGCGCAGACAACCGCAAATGTGCGCCAGACGGGCAGGGCTCTGAGCGCGGCGCAAGGCGAGATGAAAACCGCGACAGCCGCGCTCACGGCACTCGGGCCGTCGGCATTCAGTGCGGCCGGCGGTGTGCGGGCGTTGGGTGTTGCGCTGAAGTTCGCGTTCATCTCGACCGGGGTTGGCGCGATCATCGCCGGCATCGCCGCCGCCGGATACTGGATCTACCAGAACTGGAACGGCATCGGCGAGATGTTCACCTCGTTCGGTTCCGCCTTCATGGAGGCGCTGGGGCCGGTGCGGCCGGTGGTCGAGGCCTTTGCAGGCGCCATGGTCACGATCTGGAACAAGATTAAGGATCTGCTCGGGCCGGTCGACGAATCCGGCAAGAGCTGGCGGGCCTGGGGCGCGGCCATTGGTGAGGTTGTCGGCGGCGGGGTGCGGGGCCTGATTGATGGCCTCGCCAAGGTTGGGGGCTGGCTGAAGGATATTGCCGACTATGCGGTCAAGGCCGGCAAGGCGATCAGCGACTTCTTTGGCTCTGGCGACAGTAGCGCGGCCGGCGGTGGGCCGGCCGCGACGATCGGGGACCGCACCCGCCGCGCGGTGCCAGCCGTACCGCCTGGTCTCGTGCTGCCATCCACTCCCTCTCCCGGGGTCGGTAATCGGCTGCGCCAGCCTTCCGGCCCGGTCATTGAGATGTCTCCGCTGCCCTCTGTCGATGGTGGGGCGCGGGCTGTCGAGGATGCCGGCGCCGCGGCGGGTACCGATATCGAGGATGGCGCCTCGCGTGGTGCCGACGCCCTCAGCCGGGTGGCGGACCGCCTGGAACAGAGTCTGAGGGATGGTGCGGCGGCTCTGTCGGCAGTGAGAATACCCCTGCCGACCCTGTCGCCCATGCGCGCGGGCTCTGCGCCGAATGCCAATCTTGGGCAGTCCATGCCGCATGCCGGGCGCTTGCCCGGTAGCAACTGACGGGAGGTGCACATGCGCGACTGGTCGCGGGCATTCCGGCGGGCCTCATTCCGCGGGGTCCGCTTTTGGGTCGATGAAGATGGACCCGAGGGCGGCCGTCGTGTGGCGGTGCATAACATTGTTGGCGGCGAAACTCCGGTCACAGAGGATCTTGGCCGTTTGCCGACTGGCTACAATGTGAGGGCGTATCTCGCCAGCGACACCGCTGACCGCGAAAGTTGGGCGCTCGAAGCTGCCTGTAACATACCGGGTCCGGCGCAACTAACGTTGCCGATGGACGCTCTTCGCTGGGTACGGTGTGTCGGCTGTCGGCGCAATCGGTCGAAGGATCGCAACGGCTATGTCGCCTTCGACCTCGTCTTCGTCGAGGCCGGGCTTGCCTCGGCGGCGGGCATTGCCACCGGCCTTTCGGCGCTGCGGCTGGGCTTCGGCACCGGGCTTGCCGGCGCGGCGCTGGCGCTCGCCGCGGGGATGTGAGGCTGCACCATGGAATGGCTGCTCGATTTGCTGGACCGCTTCGTGAGCGATGCCGACGACCTCTCGGCCGGGCGCGCCAAGGTGGCGGGGATCGATGCCGGGGGCGAGGCCGGCGCCACGGCCTATCTCGAGGCGTGCCGGCTCATCGGCGAAGCGGCGACGGACAGCGCCGGGCTGATAGCGGCACTCGACGAGATTGACGAGCCCACGCTGGTGCAGCGGATCGGCTGTCTTGTGATCGCCTGCTTCGCGGCCCTGCGCGCTAACTACCCCGCGCGGCCGGACGCGGTTGCCGCCCGCACGGCGCTGGTGTCGCGGGCCGGGCCGGTCACTGAGGATGCCGGCACGACCTTCGGCTTTGAGCTGCATGGCTGGCTGACCGCGCTGGTGGGCACGGCGGCCGAGCAGCTTTCGACGCTCGCCGCCACGCGGGCGCCGCTGGTGCGGGTGGAGACGGGCGTCTCGGTGCCCGCCGCGCTGATCGCCTGGGACCTCTATGGCGACCCGAGCCGGGACGCTGAGCTTGTGGACCGCAATGAGAGCGGCACGGCCTTTGTCATGCCGGTAATCCTCGAGGCGCTGGCGCCGTAGCCGTCACCCTTCCGCTCACGGGATGCCCGACATGCTGAACGTGGTGCTGCTCACCGTGGCAGGCCAGCCGATGCTGCACACCTCCTGCACGCTGGATGCGGGTGCAGAACAGGCGGTGCGCACCGGGTCCTTCGACATCGCGTGGAACGGGCCGGGGTTACCCTGCGAGGAAGACGCGGAATGCACGGTGACGATCGACGGCACACTTTGGCTTACCGGCTATGTGCGCGACGTGAACTGGTCGCATGAGCAGGAGCAGCGGGATTACACCATCGCTGTCGTCTCCCGCACGGCGGACGCGACCGAAGCCTCGATCGACCACCCGACTGGCTACATCGAAGACGCTACTCTGGCAGATGTCGCCAAGGCCTTCGACACCGCCGGCATCGGCGTCGAGGTGGTGGCGAAAACCGCCAAGAAGGCGCTGCACCAGATCGTGCCGGGCGAAACCCTGTTCGACACGCTGGAACGGGCGGGGCGGGCCGACGGCGTGCTGATCCGCGATACGCCGGAGGGTCGGCTGAAGATCGTCGATGGGCCGGAGGGTCGCCATGCCGGCGGGCTGGTGTTCGGCCAGAACATCAAGCGGGCCAGCGGCACGCTGTCCGGCCGGTTCAACTATTCCTCGGTGAAGGTTCGGGGGCAGAGCTCCGTCGGCGTCACCGGCGCCTCGATCCGGCCTGAGGCGGAGGCCAAGGGCACGCTGGATCGCAAGCGCACACTGATCATCTACCACGAGGGCGAACTCACCTCTGGCCGCGCGAAGAAGCGCGCGGGCTGGGAGGCCAAGCGCGCGGCCGGGCGCTCCAAGGCCGCATCCGTCACCGTGCCGGGCTGGAACGACGAGGCGGGGAAGCTGTGGGAGCCGAACCACCTGGTGCCAGTGGTCGACGATTGGGGCGGGCTGAAGCAGGACATGATCATCGCCTCGGTAAGCCTGACGCAGTCCGGCGAGGACAGCGGCACCGAGGCGGTGCTGACGCTGAAGGACCCGCGCGCGCTGGGCGGGGAGAACCCGCGCGGCGAGAGCGCCAAGGGCTGGAGCGCCCCGGCCGGCGAGCCGACTTTTCGCGAGGATTGACCGATGTCGGACGCCAATGTCACCCGCATGCGGCTCACCGGCGTGGTGAAGCACCGCAGCGGCCAGCAGTTTCTCGGCGGCAAGGGCTTCGCGGGGGAGAGCTTTCCGGCGGTGCACAGGGTGGAGCCGCACGGTTTCACCTCGCACCCTGTCGAGGGCGGCATTGCCACCCTCGTCGGGGCGCGCGGCAACCGCGACAGCCTCTATGCCATGGGCGGGGCGAACCCCGAACTGGTGCCGCAACTGCCGCCGGGGGCGTCGGCGATTTACGACCATCTCGGCAATATCGTCTCGCTGGTGCAGGCCGAGTTGCGGATTGTCCACGCGACGAAAATCCACATCGTCGCCAGCGAGATCGTGCTCGAGGGCAATGTGAAGCTCGGCGGGCCGGATGCCGCCCGCCCCGCCTCGGCGCAGGGCACCGTCGACACGGGCGGCTTTGCCGATGTGACCAACCCCGCCACCAAGGTCTGGATGAAGTGATGCGCGTCGTCCCGATTTCCGAGGCGGCGGAGCCGATCCGCCTGCCGGACCTGATCTGGAATCCCCTCACCTTTTCCGCCGACATCGCCATGGACGAGCCTGACCCGGCGGCGTTGGCCTCTGGTGTGCTGCCAGCCTCCAGCAGCGATCCCATCGCACGCTCGACCGGCACGGGAGACCTGGTGAATGGTCATGCGATCGAGACAGCGGTGCTGATCTGCCTCATGACCGATCGTCGGGTCGAGCCCTACGAACTGCCCGAGGGCGAGAGCAATCGCGGCTGGCCGGGTGACGGCTTCGACATGCAGGCCGGCGACGTGCCGCTGGGCTCGAAACTGTGGCTTCTGCGCCGTCGCGCGCTTGAGCCGGGCATCGAAGTCGAGGCCGAAGATTACGCCCGCGAGGCGCTGAACACGTTGCTCGCCCAGCAGGTGGCCGTGCGGGCGGATGTGACCGCGACCGCCGAACGGGCGAACAACCGCCTGGTGCTCGATGTGGCGCTGTATGGCCGCGAGGGCGCTGCCGTCTACCAGAAACGCTTTGCCGTGCTGTGGGAGCAGATCGATGGCGCTTGATGTCCGCTCTCTGGATGAGCTCGGCGCGCGGGCGCGGGGCTTTTTTCGCCAGTACCTTCCGGGCTCAGATGCCTGGATCGCGCAGAATTTCGTCGCCGTCACCGCAAAGGTGCTGGCGCAGTTCGGCCGGGCCTATGAGCTGCGCGAGGCATGGATTTTCAAGCAGCTTTTCGTGCGGACGGCGACCAGCCTGCCGATCTTGCGCCTGCATGGCGCGGATGTGCGGATCTACCTCAAGGGTGCCGCGGCGGCGACCGGGTCGATTTCCGGCACGGGCCAGGCCGGCCTCACCTATCCTGCCGGGGTGCGATACCTCTCGCGCGGGGCAAGCTATCTGACAACGGCGCCATTCACCGCCGCTGGCGACGGCAGCTTCACCGCGCAGGTGCAGGCCGAGGCGACGGGCCCGTCCACGAATCTCGATGCGTTCGCGCCGCTCACTCTGGCTGACCCGTCCCTCTACCCCACGCTGTCGGACACGGCAACGGTGGCCGCGGCCGGGCTGGGTGGTGGCGCCGCCATCGAGGATCGTGAGGCTTTCCGCGCACGTATCCTCGCGCGCAAGGGCAAGCCGCCGCAGGGTGGCGCGCTGCCGGATTATGAGCGCTTCGCCCTCGAGGTTCCGGGCGTGGTCAAAGCGTGGGCCTACCCGTTCACCGGCGGCATCGGGTCCATCGCGGTGTTCTTCCTCTTCGCTGGCCGGCCCAACTTGATACCCACACTGGCGGATGCCGCCGTGGTGCAGGCGTATATCGACGCCAAGCGGCTGATCCGGGTGGATGACGCCGTCGCGCAGGTGCCGACGGAAGACCCCGTCGCCATCACCATCGCCGACCTCGCCGTCGATACGGACGAGGTGCGCGCGGCCATTGCCGCCAATCTCGACGCCATGTTCTTCGCGCGCTGTCGGCCGGGCGTGGTGGCGGACCCGTTCGTGCTCTCGCGCTCATGGATTTCCGAGGCGATTTCCGCCGCGGCCGGTGAGGATAGCCACACGCTGGTGACCCCGGCGGGCGACCTCACCTTTACCGCCTCCTACCCCGTGCGCGGGGTGATCTCCTATGCGTGATAGCGGCCGCAACACCTGGACGTTTTACGAGCCGGACGCGGATGGCGGGGAAATTCCGCCGCCCATTCCAGGCGACGCGCTGTCGAACCCCGCTGTCGAGGACCTGCTGTCGGTGGGCCTCGCCTGCTGGCCGCGCGGCCCCGCCTGGGGCACGCCGGACGGCGTGGCGGCGAGCGCCGACAGCACGCTGGCGCGCTTCACCCGCGCGCTGCTAGCGCCGTTTGCCGAGCTTTATGCCCGGCTTTGGCGGCTGGTGCTGGAGGCGAGCGCCAGCACGATGGACGCCAGTCTGCCGGAATGGGAGGCGGATTTCGGCCTGCCGGATGCCTGCACGGCGGCGGACCAATCGACCGCCGGGCGCAAGCAGGCGGTGCTGGCCAAGGTGCGCGGCATTGCCACCATCACGCCGCAGGATTTCATCCGGCTGGCGCGGGCGCGCGGTTTCGACATCGCCATCGAGGAGCCGGCGGTTTTCGAGTGCGGCTTTTCGGAATGCGGCGGCGACCACACGGTCGGTGATGTCCGGCAAGAGGTGTTCTGGATCGTCCATGTCTATGGGCTGGCGGTCGATTACTTCACCTGCAGCGAGAGCGAATGCGGCTTCGATCCGCTGTTTCACATCGCGGAAATAGACCGACTGCAATGCCTGTTCCGTGACCTTTACCCCGGCTGGAGCCGGCCGGTCTACGTCGTCCACGACTGACGCGCTCTCGCGCATCCTCCCGAGGAAACCCCATGAAATATCAAGCCCCGTACGGGTCCCCGGACCCGGACGCGCCTTATGTCGACCGCGACACGCCCGGCGCAACCTCCGGCTCCAAGGTGCCGGCGAAGGCCCTCGAGCATGTGCAGCGCGAGCTGGCCAACAGCATTTCCCTGTCCGAGTTTGTGCCCTCGGAATCGGACCTGCAGCAGCTGGCCAAGACCATGCGCGCCATGGCGCTGAACCGCCGCGTGGCGGGCGGCACGGCCTCGGCGCTGACGCTGACGCTGGACCCGGCGCCGGCCTCCTATACCGAGCTGAACGTGCTGTGGGTGCAGCTTTCGGCCACCATCACCGGCGCCACCACGATCAACGTCAACGGGCTCGGCGCCAAGAACCTGGTGCGCGCGGATGGCACGCCGCTCAAGGCGGGCGACGGCATCATCGGCCAAGTGCTGATGCTGCTGCGCCACGGCGATGACTGGCAGGTGGCGGGTCTCTCTTCCGTTGCGGTTCCTCCCCGTCTGATCCAGCGCTACACCACGCCCGGCACGTACACATGGACGGTGCCGGCGGGTGTCTATCTGGTCTATGTCGACGTTCGTGCAGGCGGTGGAGGTAGCGGAGGCGCGTCTTCCAGCGGCGGCTCGGGCGGCGGTGGCGGCGCCGGCGGACAGTCCGAAGGATGGGTGGCCGTCACGCCCGGTCAGGTCATTACCATCATCGTCGGCGCCGGCGGAACGGCCGGGACAGGTTCGCCAGCCGTGAATGGCGGCGCGGGAGGCTCCTCATCCTTCGGATCGACGCTGCCG